AATAACAACAACAATCTAAATAAAGGAAAGTCGTAAATGTCTCGTGCTAGAGATTTATCTAAATTATTAGGTACTAATACCAATGGAGTTATAGATAATAGTAATATTACTCTTGATGCCAACGAAATACCTAATTTAGATGCGTCTAAAATTACTACAGGTGAATTAGCAAATGCTAGAATAGCAGATTTACCTGCGAGTAAGATTACTTCAGGTACTTTTGCTGATGCAAGAATAAATCAATCAAGTGTATCACAGTATGTTGATTTATCTAACTTAAATGCAAGTAATTTAACTTCAGGAACAATACCTAATGCTAGATTTGGTACTAATGTTGATGCAAGATTATTAGGTTCAGGAAATATTACTTCATCAACTGCTACAGCAGAGGTTACTTGGACAGCAGGAGATTATAAAGCAATAGAATTTAGAATAGGCGGAATGACAACTGTTTATGACCATCATATTGCTTTTAGAATAAGAACAGGAACAACTTGGCAAGAAGGTAGCATTTATTATTCACAAGCAAGAGGAATGAATACTGCAAGTAGCAGTGAACAGTTACATTGGTTTGAAATGGGAGTAAATAAAGCACAAATTATGATACCTGTTCAAACTTCAGGTGAAGAAAATCAGTCGTGTTCAATGTCAAGAGTAAAAATACAACATAATGACGTAAGAGGAACACCATTTTTTACGTTACAATGTGCAGGTGGAAAAGGTGGTGGATATAATAGCTATGCTCACGGTGGCGGTTTTATAAATGTAACAAATCAAGGTTTTATTTCTGGGATAAGATTTGTACCATCGTCAGGTAATATTTATATTTTAAATTATGCAGTTTATGGATTAACGGAGTAAAATTATGAATTATTTTTTAAATAGTGAAACTTTGATAGCAACGTATGATGGAATTGAATATCCTTCAAAAATTGTAAATGGAGTTAGAATAGGTTTAACAGAAGAAGAATGTGTTAAAATTAAAAAAGAAGAAGAAGAATATAAATCTAAAGAACTTGAATATAAATTAAAAAATCTAAGATTAAAAAGAAATGCTTTATTAATTGAAACAGATTATCTTGCACTTGCGGATAATACATTGACAGAACCAATGAAATTATACCGACAAGCATTAAGAGATATTACCGAAGGTTTAGATACAATTGCTAAAGTTAATGTAGTTGTGTTTCCAAATAAACCATCAGTCTAAACCTCAAAAAGACCATAAGTCTTTTCTTAACAAACAAACATAATGGTAAAGAAGATATATCAAAATCCTAGTGGTGGATTAAATGCAAAAGGCCGTGCTTATTTTAAAAGAAAAGATGGCTCTAATTTAAAAGCACCATTAAGTTCAGGTGTAAATCCTCGTAGAGTTTCTTTTGCATCTCGCTTTGCAGGTATGAAAGGTTCATTGAAAGATGAAAAAGGAAGGCCTACTCGTTTAGCCCTAGCATTACGCAGATGGGGGTTTCGAAATAAGGAAAGTGCTAGGAACTTTGCTAACCGACATAAAAAATCTTAACAAACAAAAAAGGAGAATAGATGTTCAATACTAAATTTGAATTTCCTTCTTACGAAGAGATAAAAAAGAATACTGAAAATTTCGTAGGACAGGTTCAGAAATTTTGGACAGATGTTTTCAAAGACTGGTCAAAGTCTGTTGAAACATTTTTTCAAAATAACAAGAAGTAAATAAACCAACAACATCAGAAACACTTATGGCTAAGAAAAAAGAAAAGTCTGTTTCTGAATTACTAGAAGATGCTCAAGACCTTCTAGCTAAAATTCAGGACAAAGTAAGTGAACAAGATGATGATATTAGTTCAGATGACCAAGACGATAACTCTTGGGAAGATGACGATAACTAATTAATCTTTTGACTAGCTCCGCTATGAATAAAAATAAGTCTCCTAGTAAGAGCTTTCACCAAAAATGTACTAAGGAACATATAAGTAAATCACAATTTGATTTACTAATTTTTGAAATAAGAAACCTTAGAAAAGACGTAGAAGAACTTAAAGGTTTTATGAATAGGTCAAAAGGCACTATGACTGTTTTAGTATTTCTTGCAGGATTAATAACTGCATTAGTCAGTGCTTGGGAGTACGTCAAAAGATAATGTGTATTTACAAAACACAAAAAGGTTTTTGTTTACTATTAAAAAATTGTAAATGCGAAAATGGAAGATAATAAATTAAAAGAATTACATAACGAACTTGCTAAAGTCTTATTACAAAGAGTTAGAGACCCTGAAGTTAAAGCATCAGACCTTAACGTAGCTAGACAATTTTTAAAAGATAATGGGATTGAAGCTCTACCAGTTGATGGTAGTCCGCTTAAATCTTTGTTAGACGAACTACCATTTAAAGAACCAGTTAAGTTAGCTAACTAATCCTCGCTGACCTGTTTTATTAAGACCGCCTTCTTGTTCGGTATAATTAACACTTCGAGTATTCCAACCTAAAGGTACAGAATAATCTTTTGGGAAAACAAACAAATGATACTGGTTTGCAGTGTCCATTAATCTGCTTTCTTTTGGATAAAGCTCAATGGCTTCTCTATCTTCGGAGACTAATTCATTCTTAATTAGTTGAAGATGTCTCCAATCGTGAATTGCTTTTTTATCAATTCTTTTGATTGAAAGATAATCCATTGAACCTTTCCAATGTTTTTCGTGAACTAACCAGTCAGCTTGACTGCCACGAAATACTCTAACTTCGTAAAGCTCATTTTTCCAAACTTCACAATTATACATCTCATTGTAATATTGTTTGGATTGTTCCCAAGTTAGATTTAATCCAAATTGGGAACATTCAGTTTTACAATAGTTAAATCTTTCCTTCATTGGTAAATCCCAAATAGGAAAATGTCCTTTTGTAAACTTGTTCATAATTAAACTTTCATTGAGAAAGTATTATGAACCCAGTCCTTGCCACCTACGTCTCGGTAACAAGAATAGCAGTTTATAAACATACTCGCTTTTTTTGCTTCGCATAAAAATTGTTCTTTATCAGATAAATCAAAAGCGAACTTTGCATAATGATTTTCTTCTAAAGATAATTTTTTATGACCATATATCCAAATGTTCCAAGTCTCTTTTGTCTTGGTACTTTCGTTGTCTATGATTTTATATTTAATTGAACCATAAAATCTTCCATCAAAAGATTGTGTAGGTTCTTTAAAGACAGATAACAAAACGACACTATATCTTCTTCCATTTTGATATTCGTCTAGTCTTTCTTGTATGCTTTCTATCATTGTTTGCTCCTTGTTATTTTTTGTATTCATAGGTGTATATTATCATATGCACTTTTCTAAAATCGTCTAGAAGCTAACAAAATGGTTTTAGATTTATACACAGGTGTATAAGTGCCTGATTTAAAATACATATATCTTACGTTTTAAAAAAAATAATGCTTTTTTGAAAAATAAAAAAAATTTATGCTCGACAAAAAATTATCCGATTTTAGAAATTTTCTTTATCTTGTTTGGAAGCATTTAAAAATTAATCCGACACCTATTCAGTACGACATTGCAGATTTTATTGCGTCTCCTAATCCGAGAATTATTGTCAGTGCTTTTCGTGGTGCAGGTAAGAGTTGGATAACAAGTTCATTTGTACTTTGGAAATTACTTCTTAATCCACAATTAAATATTTTAGTTGTCTCAGCATCTAAATCTAGAGCTGATGACTTTAGTACTTTTTGTTTACGATTACTTTCTGAGATGCCTGTCCTGCAACATCTCTATCCAAAAGAAAGTCAAAGACAGTCTAAAATTAGTTTTGATGTAGCTCCTGCTTTTGCATCTCATCAACCTAGTGTTAAATCATTAGGTATAACTTCTCAGCTTACAGGTTCTAGAGCAGACATTATTATTGCAGACGATATTGAGACATCAGGAAATACTCAAACTCAGTTTATGAGAGATAAGTTAAGTGAAGCTATCAAAGAGTTTGAAGCTATAATTAAACCTACAACATCAAGAATTATATTTTTAGGTACACCACAAACAGAATTTTCTATTTATAATAAGCTCCAAGAGAGAGGTTATAGAATTAGATATTGGTCTTCTCGTTATCCAAGCGAAAAACAATTAAGTGCTTATAATGGTAATTTAGCACCAATAATCAATAATACTTGGGCTTCTGAGCTTATAGGTAAACCTACAGACCCATCAAGATTTAATGAACAGGATTTATTAGAGAGAGAAATCTCTTATGGTAAACTAGGTTTTAATTTACAGTTTCAGTTAGATA